AGTTTGCCAACGGCGAAGTGCACGGCGGCCACTGGACTTTATTCTGACTGTTTTATTTCGTGGCATGATTCTGAGACTTTCAAAGACTTGGTACAGAGTCAAATAACTATACCGCGCAGGAGGGTTTTAATTTATTTGCTGTGTGGTTGTGGCCTGTGTCATATTCAACCCGCCATCCGCTGCACTAAAGCCTGAAGCGCGTCTGGCTTGGCTTTGATGTATTTGCGGGTTGTGGCTTCGGACCTATGGCCTAGCAATAGACCAATCACCGCAGTGTTGGCCCCAAGATCATTGGCCATAACCGTGGCGGCGGTGTGCCTAAGCGTGTGGAAAACATATCGAATATCTCCGCCTAGTAGGTCACGCCTCATGGTGCCCCAAGCAGAGTAGAAGCTAGAATGTGACCAATACTTGTACGCCCTACAGTCTAGCGCCCGTACAGCAGAAAGGCTTCGGTGGTTCAACGGTACCCATCTCTCGGATCCGTTCTTTGTCGTCTCAAGATGCACCCAATGGCCTCCCTTGATGTCTATGCTCAAGGTGTCTGGAGTTATCTTTAGTATCTCTCCGAGACGCATTCCTGTCTGGTGGCCTATGACTATAAAATGCCGCATCCACCAGTGCGGGTGTTTATCGTCGAAATATAGCTCCAAAGAATCAAGCTGTTGCTGTGAAAAGTAGAGTGGGCGCTTGCCGCCTTCGATGGGCGTCCAAGTGAAACGGGGAGAGTGGCTAATCAGTTCCTCGCGCACCGCATGCTTAAAAACAACGGATAACATGGCCCCATAATGGCGAACCGTATTAGCTGTGAGGCCCTGCTGAAACAACAGATCAAAGAAAGCGTGGATGTCCGACGGTTTGAATTTGTCTAGCTCACGGCTGCCAAAGCCCCGAAACTTGGCAAACCTAAGCGCCTTGACCACTGATTTCTTGCGGTGTAATTTGGTTTCCCACATACGGCCAGCCTCGGCCCTGACAAACGGCATAAAAAGCATAACCATTAAAAAGGCACCTCGCCACTCTTGGGGTCTCTTGGGTCCACAAAGTGACCATGTTGCATGTATAGGGCGCGGATGTCTTCCAACCTCAATAGGTGGTCCAGTGGTTGGCGCTGGGCAGACACACCAATTTCTCTAAGGATGTTTTCGAGGGTGTCATCAAGCATCTGTCATTCTCCTGTCTGTTCAGTTGGTGTTGCCGTGGTGAGCCCACGAGATGGCCAGCGCTTCGAGGGTTACGCTAGCCGCTGCTGGGCTCACTGAAGTCCTGTGACTTTGGTAATGATCGAGTAGTGTGCTTCGGTGTCCTGAGTGAGGTCTAAGCCAGCTTCCAACCACAGCTTGTGCACTCTCCGTCTTTGGTAAGCTGTGGCGTCACGGAGATAATGCTTAGTACCGTTTAAGCCCCAGAAGTAAGCAACACCCATATAATTGGGGGTGCCAACGTGCGTCTTGTCTAACCGATCCAAAGCAACAAGGGCTTCAAAGGTCATGGCGTTTAGGTTCAAGGTCCAGCTCATGAGAACACCTCCACCAAGATAAGGAACACAAATGGGGTGGCAAAGATTGAGGCGCAGGCGATCAGTTCACCTATGATTGTGAGGGTGTGTCTCATGAGAACACCTCTTCAATGCAGACATCAGAAGCCCACACCGCTAAATCGACGGGGTTTCCCGTTTTGCTCCATGCGCCCTTTATCTCAACAGGAGCTACACCGTATTCAATAAGGTCACTGTCGAAATTGCCGCCACCCATGATCAGGTGAGCATCTGCATAGGTTAGTTGGCAGCTGCTGTTGGCTAAGTCATTCCACTGGTCAACAAGGTGCTGCGCTTGGCTGTGTGTGATTGAGATGTGGATGCTCATGCTGCCACCTCATCAGCTGTCTGGTCGATGGCCCACTCCACGCAATCTGCGGTGAGGTCTTTGGTCAGCTGTGCCAGTGCATCCTTGCTAAGTGCTGCAACGATAGATTTCTGAGCGTGACCATAAGAACAGTAGGCATCTGCTGCTGTGAACTTGGTAAACTCTGAGATAATGAAGGACCGTAGAGCCTTTGGGGCTGCTGTGTAATATTCGCCAGCACCGTCACGGGTGACATCTATAGAGCGGAGGTTAGCTGCGCGGTGCTCTTCGCCCTTGTAGCTGCCTTCGATCCAAAGGCTGAAGTAACTGCGTACAATGTGGTTGGGGTCTGTGAGGTCGCCTGCTAAGTCTTGGGCGATGCTTTGTGTTGCTGTAAGTGTCATTCGATAGTCTCCTTTTGGTTAAGGAGGACCTCGACTGTCTTTTGGTGGTACCCAAGGCCGGACTCGAACCGGCACGCCCGTTAAAGCGGGGGATTTTGAATCCCCTTGTAGTATCGGGGTACCAACAAAGGACGCCTGCGGCCTCCAGTGACTACAGTAATGACGGAAGGACAATTCCCCGTCAAGCAAAAAGTTTGCCCAAGTGGTGCCTAGAATACTTATGCACCACTATAGAGAGGAAAGCGGCCCTAATGCCGCCGGAGGCTCCCTACTTAGGACCACTATAGAGGTAGTGAACCCCCATAAAGGGGTGAGCAACTAGCCCAGCCTAAGAACACTTAAGACCACCTAAGACAACAAAGGTGGCAAGAGATGCCCACAGACTAGCTCAGGAACTAACTGGCTGTGTCTTTTGTGGGCTCCTTGGTTGAGCACTAGATGACTAGCGACTTACCTTGTTGATTGTCTATTGTCGCTCCCAAGGCCAACTAGAAGACCACCGCTCCCTTTTGTGGTCGCGGCTATCTATTGTCTCAAACTTAAGAAAGACCAAAGACCATGACCATCCTCCGAATTGCTGTCGATAAACTGAAGCGTCTATACTTGTCTCTGGCTGCTTACGAGCATCACAGGTTGGCGAACAAGGCCAGCGATCAACTTCGGATGCACTCGGTGGCAACCTTGAAGGATCTGGGTCTAACCAGAGGCACGATAGCTTCAGCGGCCCACCATAAGTGTCCGTGGTGTAGGCCTGAGGTATGGGCTGAATGGGTCAAGTGATTGGCCGACGGTTGGCCGACGGCTTAAACATTAGTCGGTCTAGGCTGCGTCCCTATCTCTGTCGAAAATAACACAGGTCCAGCCTGATAAATTTCTCGCCGGAAACTAATGTCTAATGCCCTCCCGCGCACCTCTTGATACACTGCCGCATGCCTAAGATCACACCAGTTTGACCGGGGATATATTATCCCCTTAGGTTCATACCTATAGAAAACAACGGGTTAGCTAGAGATCAATCAACTTGCTAGGTTCCCTGCCAAAATTCAGACCCCCCGCACCTTATCAATCAAGTCAACTTCAAAAAACAGGGCTAAAGGTTGCTGTTGTTGTTGTTGTTGTCGGCCTCTTTGAAGCAGGCCCTACCTATAGAAAAAGGAACCATTGAATGGCTCTCGAAAACGGAACTTACGTCAATTCTCTGGTTTCCTCGAACCCAGCGTCAACGGATGGTCTAGCTCAGGCTGACGATCACTTACGCCTGATCAAAAGTACCATTAAGAACACATTCCCAAACCTGACAGGCGCCGTCACAGCCACGCAGGCGCAGCTCAACGCAACCCTACCGTCAGCCAATGTGACATACCTTGCGGCCTTGGTTGCAACTGGTGTCACTAGTACTGAGTTTGACTACCTCGATGGTGTCACCAGTAGCATACAGACACAGTTGAACACGGCCAACGCTGGTAATGTGCCGTCGTCGGACGTTACGTATCTTGCGGCTCTCTCTGCAACTAATGTTAGCTCGACGCAGTATGGCTACCTCAGCAGTACTTCCAGTAACATCCAGACTCAGATCACTTCAGCTACTGGTGCCACTACGACCCTAGCTGGCCGTGTGACCACCTTAGAGAACGCCAGTGGCGGTGGCGGTGGTGGCGGGGACATAACTGCTGTGGCTGTAGGCAGTGGGTTGACTGGTGGTGGCACCACTGGTGCTGTCACTGTGAGCCACTCTGACACCTCAAGCCAAGCCACTGTTAGCAACTCTGGAACCGCTGTCATACAGAGTGTGACCTTGGATACTTTTGGTCACGTCACTGGTCTTACTTCTGCGACGATAGCATCCAATACGCCATCGACCACTCTCGGTGCTGTTGGTACATATGCGATGCTCTATGACACAACAGCTGCACAGTTGTCAGCTGGCAACACCCGCGCTGGGAGTGCCCTCAGGTACGCTAACGCAATATCAGATGTGAACGAGACATCGTGGTATGGTGCTGCACCTACTGGCACAGTAGCCGCCCCGGCTGGAACTTGGCGACTAATGGGTACTATTGGATATGCCAAGGAGCTATCCACTAACTACGCATATGTTAAGGGCACGAAGACCAGTATTTGGGTAAGGATTTCCTAAGATGAACATAGTTATAACACAAGTCCGCAATGCCCAGTCGCTACAGTCTGACAACCTGCGTATGGACCTCGAGATAGACCACCCCGACCACGGTTGGATACCCTACACTGTGGACCCCTCAGACACTGATACAACCATAGATAATGCTGCCATCCTAGCTTTGGTTGGCTCTAGCTTTGGTGCATACGTTGCGCCTACCCAAGCCGAACTAGATGCAGCACTGTCTTCGGCCATGAGAGACCAACGCAACTCGCTTCTCTCTACTGTAGATGTCGTTGTCAGTAACCCGCTGCGCTGGGGCACCCTGTCTGGCGGAAAGAAGTCTGAGTACACGGCTTATCGCCAGTTGCTCTTGGATGTTCCCCAGCAAGAGGGCTTCCCAAACCTATTTACGTGGCCCACACCAGTCTCCGCTTAAACAGCTATATGTGTGTGTAACACTAGAAGGATAAAGATCATGGCTATCACATATACTTGGACTATCGAAACTTGCGAACACGACATCGCAACAGGCGGCATTAACGTAGTACACTACCGATGCACAGGTGTGGAAGGTGAAAACTCATGCACATCCTACGGCACGGTAGACTTAACGCCTGACCCATCTGCTGCTGACTTTGTGGCTTATGCTGATGTAACTGAGGCTCAAGCGAAGGCTTGGGTTTGGGGAGGTGTATCACAGGATGATACAGAAGCGTTCGTTGCTGACCAGATCGGCAAAATGGTAAATCCAACCGCAGCCTCTGGAACACCTTGGGCTGCTTAACCGCATCTGCGGAAAGGAACTAAGGCCATGACCAACCTACCAATTCGTGGGCTAGGGTCGGTGGGCGTGGTCACTGATGTTGACCCCTACAATTTGCCCACCAATGCCTACACCAGAGCCAAGAACATTAGGTTCACTGATGGAAACGTCACCCGTGGACCAGTCTATCGGGCTGTGTCAGATGCTGTCAGTTGGAACCCTGTTTTCAGCTATGGCCTCACTGCCCTTTCTGGTTACGACACTGTACTTCTAGTTGATGCCACCTTCGACATCTTTGAGTTTTCCAACGGTAGCTTCACTCAAAGGTTCAACGCGAGTACCTCGGCAACTATTGATCCGACCACGGCGACCACTTTGGGTGATGTTGTTTATGTCAACCGCAGCGACCAAGTTCCAGTTTCCAGAACGCCCAGCGCCACCAACTTCACTGCCTTGGCCAACTGGCCCGCAAATTACAGGGCCACTGCCCTACGTAGCTTTGGTGACTTCTTGTTGGCTCTAGGCACAGTAGAGGCAGGCACTAGCTTTCCTAACCGTGTGCGCTTTTCTGACCCAGTTTTA